TACTGAAGAGCAGTCAGCAGGCATTGAGTCAAGCACACGCTTTACCTTGTCACCCACTGAGGCAATGGATCGGATCAGTGAAGTCAGGCGTAACTTGGAACACCCTTACAATATTAATAATCATCCTCAGCATAGGGCTGAAGTAGAGAAGATGGAAAGGCTCTACACACAAGCATATCCAGAAGAGGTTTAATTTCTAATAACCGAGCAGTATTGAACGAACATCTAATCACAGGGTAGCTAATTCTTAGTCCTGCGGTTAGATGAGCCGTACTCATATCTCGTTAACGCAAGCGTTATTGCCAGTGAAGAGTCCCGTTAGGGGTAGCTCAAAGCGCCAATTTCAATTGCCAATTCGGAGATAACTCACATGGCTAATACAATCGCAAAAGCGTTTGTCCAACAGTTCCAGGACAACTTAATTCACTTAGCATCACAAAAAGGTTCGCGTTTACGCGCATCAGTAACCGAGCAGTCAGTAACAGGCGAGAAGTTTAATTTTGAACGTCTTGGTAATGTCGCTGCTGTCGTTAAATCTAGCCGTCACACGAATACGCCAGTGTTGGAAGTTCCACACTCTCGCAGGACTGCGACAATGACCGACTACCATTGGGCCGATCTCATCGATGATGAAGACAAGGTTCGTATGTTAATCAGCCCAGAGTCTAACTATGCCAAGTCTGGTGCTAACTCAATGGCTCGCGCATTCGATGATTTAATCATTGCCGCTGCAACGGGTAACGCTGTCGATGGTTCTGGCACAAACGTAGCATTGCCTGCTGGTCAAAAGATCGCGCATGGTTCTGCTGGTTTAACCCTTGCTAAATTGATCTCTACTAAAGAGATTTTAGACAGCAACGAAGTAGACGAAGAAGAGCGTTTCTTTGTACTAGGCTCACAGCAAGTGTCTAACTTGTTAAACACGACTGAAGTGAAGTCTGCGGATTACAACTCTATCAAAGCTTTAGTTCAAGGCGACATTGACACCTTCATGGGTTTCAAGTTCTTGCGCTCTGAGCGTTTAAACCTTAACTCAACCCAGCGTAAGTGCTTTGCATTCACAAAGGGAGCTATGGGTCTAGGCATTGGTAAAGACGTTTCAACCAAAATTGATTTACGTCCCGATAAGTCTTACGCCCATCAGGTGTACTTGTCATTCGTAGCAGGCGCTACACGCATCCAAGACGAGTGTGTCGTAGAAGTCCTTTGCACCGAGTCCTAAGCTCAGTGTGATTAACCAAGGGGGCTGAAATGCCCCTTTTTTTTAACTAGGAGTTGTCATGGCTAGTGAAGTATCAATATGTAATCGGGCGTTAGCCATGCTAGGTGCGAATAACATCACATCTTTGACTGATGGCTCAACAGAGGCAAACGTCTGCAACTCAGTTTATGCTGATGCAAGGGATGCTATTTTAAGAGCCTACCCGTGGTCTTGTGCAATACAAAGAGCCACTCTTGCTCAACTATCAACTGCACCCATATTTGGCTTTACAAAGGCTTATAGCCTGCCTAACGATCCTCACTGCCTCGCTGTCTTAGATTTAAAAGAAGATTCTAAATATCGAGTTGAAGGGCAGACTTTAATTTGCAACAGCGACACCGCGACCATTAAATATGTCGCAAGAATTACAGACCCTGGTCAGTTTGATCCAGCCCTTGTATTTGCACTCTCTTGTCGTATATCCGCAGAGGTTGCATATGCTTTAACGCAAAACCGAGCGTTGGCAAATGATATGTGGGCCATGTCTGAGAAAGGGATTACTGATGCAGCGATGTATGATGGCGCTGAGGTTGGCTCAGAAGATATTACTGCAACCTTATTGGAGAATGTTCGTTTATGAAAATGACTCCAATCATTAATAGCTTTGCATCTGGTGAATTATCTCCCAGGTTAATGGGCCGAACAGACTCACCAAAGTATGCTTCTGGCTGCGAGATCATGGAAAACTTTATCGCCCTACCTCATGGTGGCGCAAAAAGACGCGGTGGCACACGATTTATTAATGAAGTAAAAAACTCAGCGCATACGACACGCTTAATACCCTTTGAGTTTAGTGTTGATCAAACTTACGTTTTAGAGCTTGGCAATAACTACATAAGGTTCTACACGAATGGTGGTCAGGTTCAAGCCAATGGATCGGCTTATGAGATCAGCACAACTTACACTCACTCTCAGGTTAATGAACTACAGTTCGCACAAAATGCTGATGTAATGTGGATCGTTCACCCGTCACACAAACCTAGAAAACTAACGAGGTTAGCTCATGCCACTTGGACACTTGCTGACGAAGTATTTAAAAAAGGCCCATTCCTACCTGTCAATCAGAATGAAGCCCTTACTCTCACGTTTGCCTCCACAACTAATGCGACTCAAAATCTCACTGCCAATTCTTCTCTTTTTGATTCTAGCCATGTTGGTACTGATTGGCTGGTAGATACAAACCCTGGTAACGCGGCTGGCGAAGTCGTTTGGGTTAGAGTGAATAGCGTTGCATCAGCGACAGTGGCTAATGTCACGATAAAAGATTTAAGTTATATGCCCACAGATACTAATGCCACTAATTTATGGCAAGAGGGCGCGTTTTCTACGCTCAGAGGCTTTCCCTCAGCAATCGTATTCTATGAGCAAAGGCTTTGGTATGGCGGCACTTCACACAAGCCACAAACGCTCTGGGCCAGTAAGACAGGCATCTATGAAGACTTTGACTTAGGTGCTAAAGCATCCGATGGTCTAAGCTACGCCATTGCATCTGACCGAGTAAACAATATCAAGTGGATGGCTGCTCAACGCGTATTGATTGTAGGCACATCAGGTGGTGAGTTCCGTATTACTGGTGGCAATGAATCTGCTATTACACCGACTAATGTTGATGTGAGGCGACAAACCTCTTATGGCTCTAAGATAGGCCGACCAGCTTATGTTGGCAGTGATGTGTTTTTTATCCAACGCTCTGGCACACAAGTAAGAAACGTAGCCTACAAGTGGGAGAGCGATAGCTTTCAATCTGATGACATTACTTTTTTGGCAGAGCATATAACAGAGGGTGGTCTAACTGCGTTAAGTTACTCCCATGTGCCTGATTCAATATTACTGGCCCTGCGCGCTGATGGTGTTTTAATCATGCTGACTTATGACCCAAGCCAAGAGGTTGTCGGTTGGCATCGCCACACCACAGATGGCGAGTACAAAAGCCTAGCAGTCATCTCAGAAGATGGCCCTGATCAATTTTGGCTTGTTGTCAAAAGGACTATTGGTGGTGTCGTTAAACAGTATGTTGAGCTG